AAGCCCCTGTTGGAGTTACTAAGAATTCAATATCTATAAATTCTAAAGCTCTTGTAGGTTTGATGTAAATCTTACCCGATAATTGATTTCTATCAATATCTTCAGGTGAGTCTGAAAGAATTACTTTAAACTCTGTTAAACCTCTTTCTCTCTTAATATTTTCTAAGATTGGGTTAACTAAGTTTAAGAACTCATTTCTTACCACTTCATCGTTTTGTTCAAATAACAATCTTACTGCAACATTTGAAATAAGTTTTCTCGCTTGCAACAATAATCTTCTTACGTTTATTCTATCTAATGCAGATTCTTTAACTTGTAGTGTTTTGTTACCGAAGATAATTGTACCTACATCTGAGAATGTAGCAATTGGGTTAATTCTATTAACGTATAAATCATCTCTCTCGTCTAAAGTTAATTTCTTCTTAGCTTTAATTGCATTAACAATACCTCTTGTATAACCCGCAGATGCGAACCATGGGTAAGCAACATTGTCAGTTAATGCAATATTTCTCAATACCTCACCTGTTGGTGGTACATAAACTTGAACTGCGTTTTCAGTATCTCTCACCTGAATCCACGGCCAGTATGTTGCTGAGTAGTTAGAGTCAAAACCGACTGAATCTAAATCATCAATTACCTCCTCAACGCTATCTCTATTTGGTGCGTCAATGATGTATAATGAATCAGCTCTTTCGTCTTCAATCATATCAACAGCTTCACCAACCAATGACGAATTATCAAAGAAGTTGATACCTGGTGTTGAGAATAAATTAATATCTACAGCCTCAGGATTAGCAAATGTTCTGATACCGTCTAAGTATGCGTAGTAATCAGAGTTACCGCTATTAATGTTAAAACCTGCAGCAGCATAAGAAGCCTTACCAATAATGTATTGGTCAGAATGTGTTCTTTCTGTTCTGAAGATATCGAAACCGTCAAAACCACCTGCCGGTGCTACAGTAAATTTACAACCCGCTAGTTTTTCAAAGTTACCTTCTGAAATCTCAAAGTTTTCAGGAGATGTAATAAACTCTGTTGAGCTTGCCTGTGATGACATGTGGAAGCCTTTAGAAACTTCAACATCGATATCAGAACCAAAGTACTCAAAGAATGAAGGGTCGAAACCTACAGTGTTAGACACACCTAAGTAAGTTTTTCTAATTTTGTCTGCGTTTACAGTAATTGGATTACCATTTACGTCTAAACCAATTTGTTGACCCGCAGAGTAGTATTCACTCTTAAATGAAATCTGTGGGTTAGATGATGTTGCAAAGTTAAAGTCCTTAACTTCATACCCTCTGAAACCTGCAGGAACTGCATCGTTAGGTGCGTCCATTGCCATTTCTAAGATTATGTACGAAGATTTTAATTCATATTCGCCATCAACGGTACCCACTTTCCTTGCAACGTAACCTGGTACGTCAGGATTCATAGAACATCTTGAGAATTTTTCTAAAACCACAGGATTTGCATCTGTGTCGAAGAAATCTCTTACTACAATGTCAAACTCTTGTTTCTCGATTGATACATTTACGAACGATACCTTTACATCTTTTGCCGATGAATCACCATCAGAGATAGTAACGATTCTAAATAAATCAGAAACTGAGTTACCTCTTACTTCAGAAACAATATATGGAGTAACTGAAGAAGTATATTTATTTTTATAATCAGCACCGTCTGCTGCTGTTTCCAATACACCTGTAGCTAAACCTTCAACCTTACCCGTGCCGATGGCCCATGATAGGTAGTTTTCGAAAATCTTTTCAACATATACAGGATATTGTTCAGGTGACTTATCAAATGCCTTCATTCCCAAAACTTTAGTGATGAACTTCTTAGATGTAGAAGACATATTCACATCAAATCCGAACGTTGTCCCTGCTGATGTAAATGATAGTGTAAAGTCTGCCATTGCATCTGATTGTACAGAAGCTCCCGACATTGTAATACCTCCTGTCATTGCAAAGTTTAATACATCACCAGTGTATTCTGCTCTTGACCTTAATATCGCCACAGTTTTACCGTGGTATTCTTCAAATCTCTCCGCTTCCATTTGGTAAACAAAGACCTTCATAGTTTCAACACCTGCATTATCATATTGTGCTGCGAAGAATGCCAAACCTGTCTCTGTTAATGTATTAGCAGTACACTGCTGTAGAGCCCAATTAGACTCAGTCATTGGGAATGATACTTTAAACGTATCATCTACTTTACCACCCGGTACATCATTAGCCCAATCAATACTATTGTAATCAGGACCCATAATTAGTGGATAGTTCACCGTGTAAGCTCCCGTGATTATATTTGCGTTCAAAAATGATTCAACAGTTGTTAATACTCCTGAATTTGACTCGAAAGAAGTATTAAGATATGCTAATTCCTGAGGCGTTAATGCCGAAGTATCTAATACACCACCCGATACAGGTACATCCATAACCGCAACTTGTGCAGCGTTTTGACCAATAGTTGATGCATCAATTGCTGCAATAGTCTTAATAGAATGTGCAGCTCCTGCATCATATCCTGAATATCCCAACACTCTCGTTACAAATAGTTGTGACGATTGGTTTAAGAAAGACTTAGCGTAATAAGGTAGTGAATATTTTAATGTTTCACCCATTTTCTCTGGTGATAGACCTCCAAATAGTGTTTTGAATTCAGAATAGCCTGATACTAAAACTGGTTCAAAAGCAGGTCCCTTTTTTGTTTCGCCCACCAAACCAAGTGTTGATACACCAACACTCTGAGATACGAAGGATAAATCCTTCTCTGATGTATATACACCAGGTGAAACGAATACTCTATTAGAATTTGCCATTATTCGATTTTTTTTTAATGAAATTTTATTTCTTTATTTAGATAAATATTATTCGATTAACGAAAAGACTTTTTGTAACCTATTATATTTAGTATTAGTATGACTATTTTCATACTTTTTTCATACTTAATAGTAAAATACCCCTCATATGGTTAAAAACCTTAAAATATCCGAAAAACACCATACATTATTGAAAGACCACTGTAAGAAGAATGGTCTTAAAATGTTTGCGTATATAGAAAGACTAATTGAAGAAAACTGTACTGAAGAAACAGACCTTTATGACGAATAGAGTTGTACCTAAACCTTCCTTAGGTATACTATTGAAAATTTAATTGGTCCGCCTGTTAGTGGTGGTATTTGATTTACATTTAAAGTATTACTTCCTTTAGTGTAGTTATAATAATCACCTTCAAGTTGTATCAAACCCGAAACCTCAACGTATACAATGTCCTCAATTGGATACGTAGTGTTATAATCATATGTGTTAGCAATAAACTCGTACGATTCTTTTTGTAATACTAATTTTTCCCCATACTCATTCATGAAATCAGATAGGTATGAGTAAGAAACTAAAATGATAGAATTCTGTGGTGGTGCTACAGCAAATGTAATATTAGAACTATCACCATTATGGAAGTAGTCTGTATTTTGTGTTTGTATTGCACCATTTAAATCTATATAGTATAATACCTTAACCTTTCTCGGCACTCTAAATGTGGTTGTTGTTCCATCGCCAACAAACTGTACTAAATCAACCTCAACGTTAGTTTTAATCGTTCTTGTGATTTTTACTGGTGATGAACCCTTTACTGACGCACCCGTCTCAAGCATTACTAAATTTCTCGAAACCGCCGGCTGTATTTCAAATTCGTCCTCATCAATTAAAAATCCTTGCATTTGTACAGTGTATGTTTGTTGGTAATACCTTCTCGACTCATTATCTGAAATTGTGGATTCATCTGTTACTGAATTTAACACTATTGGTATGTAATGACCGTTTACTGTGGTATAAGCTTGCCTTGACGAGAATGTCTGCATCATCTTTTTATTGAACTTATTAAGTTCTCTCATACGATTACAAACAATCGTAATATTAAATGACAAATCTATAGGTACAGGTTGAGGTATTTTATATATGTCTGCACCTAAACGATTACCGTCAAAAGTCGGTACTTTCCTATAAAAAAACTGTTGTCTATCAGGTATAGTATATAGTAAACTTGGATTACTTCCGTACTCTACCTGTGGATTACGTATTACTGTTATAAATGGTAATTTTATATTCTTATCTTTATCAACAAAAGCAAAATTAGCCGACATCTCAGCCCATCTTTGTGTTGATAGTATCTTATCTATAAAATTAACGTCATTACCATTAACACTAAATAATAGTTTTTCCCTTACAAAATCTAACATACCCATATCCAAATCTTCATGCAAGATAGATTCAGGTAGATTTGTGTCTTGGTCTACTATTCTATCCAATAACTCCTCCCTTCTTTTTAGAAGCTGACTATCGGGGTATACGTTAATATCTTTTTTAGTTTTCTTAGGTAATGCCATTATTATCCATTAAAATAATCTTCACTAACAGGTGTACATAATACCGTTCTATAGAATGGTTTAAACCCACCGTAAGTGTGCTTATTATCTGAGGTTACTCTACCATCATTGGCTACCTCATAATATCTAACTCTATCTTCAGTTTCATAATAACCTATGATATCTCCGTAGTTTATATCAACACCCTTTTCTTCTAAGTCTTTGATATAAACTGAAACCGTCATATTTCCCGGCTCTATAATCTGATTTAATCCGTTAGAGTATGTTTTACCCTCAGGACCTCCAATTTGGATATAACCTTTTAATTCTAAAGGAGGGAAGAATTTCACCTCGTCTTTACCAAACTCACCATAAGTATCGTCAACACTTTTACCTCTATCAACTCTAAAAAGAACTAAAGAGAAATTCATATCACCGTGTAACCACTCTTGCCCCATAGATAATTCCAAACTAAAATCATCGTCAGAGAAGAACTTATTAAGTCTATTAATGGGTTGCCTCTTTTTTGCCATATACATAAATATCTATTGATTTAGTTTAATGTTATAATTATTATTTTATATAATGCATTATTATGATACCTGAAAAAAGGGCTATTGAAATTTTAAAAAAATATGTTGGGAACAATAACTACATTCTAAGCTGTAAAGAGAAACTCTTCTACACAAAGGGATATAAGCCTTCACGTTCTCAAGCAGATTATATATTAAAATATCATGAAGTAGTACCTAAGGTCGCAAGGAAGTGGGTTGAAATTGATTCTTATTTCGCTGAAAAACTCAGAGAAGAGAGATTGCTCCCTAAAAAACCAGAAAAACTTTATATTGAAAAACTTTTAGCCGAGACTGAAAAAGCGTATCATCTATATGCTAAACTACATGAAGCGGCTAAATTAGAATATTTTTGGGTTCCTAAGTCACATATCATAAGTGATAATAAAAAAGAAAAAGAGGTTAGTGTTGATTGGGAAAGTTATTCTCATCGACCACCTATGGAACACCAAAAAGAAGCTATCGTTAAATTATTGGCCAACGACAAATACATCTTGGCAGACGATATGGGTCTTGGTAAAACAACATCTGCAACTATTGCTGCAGTTGAAAGTGGTGCTAATAAAATTTTAGTGATTTGTCCAGCGTCACTTAAACTCAATTGGAAAAGAGAATTAGCCAATTATACTGAGGAGCCTATTGGTATTGTTGAGGGTAAAAAATGGGAAG